CGTTGTTTGCAATACAACGGCAAATAGATTCAAGACGAAGACGGTATGCAGTAGATAACATAAATTTATGTCTCTTTATCTTTATTTATTTCTACCATCAATTCCTTAGCTAATCGCAAAGAACGGCGGTATATCATATATTTTACCACAGGATTCCTAGGATTGTTAGTCAACCACCACCAGTGGCGTTTTATTTCAGTATTTGCTAACTTTGACACATACACAAAAGCGGCAGCAGCACGTTCATCAGTAACGATGATATATGCTACTACCGCAAACATCCCCAAGAGGATTATGTGTGAGTCCATCAGTGGAACTCCTCATTCCTACGACTATCAAGATAGCGAACAATTTCTTCTCGCCATTCCATCAACTCATTAAAACACTCCTGATTGTGAGCACATTGACGGAGTTCATGATCTGGTTTCAGGACACTCTCATAAAAAAGACCAAGAGCATCTTTACGTTTTTCGTGTTTTTGATCGGTCATTTGCGTGACTTCTTTTTAATGGTTTTCCGTTGGTTGCTGATAAAATCAACAGATTGTTTGTAAGTGCTGAGCACCTTTACTTGACTGCCATTATGTATAATGACAAACTTTTTACCGCAGGGAACTGCTGCCCACATTCCATCATTGGTCACATAACCCAAAGGATCTTTAGGTTTGGGGTCAAGAATAGAAGGATAAGGAACAAAAGGTTTTAGAAACCCCATTAGAATACCGCAGTAACACTTACAATAGTGCAACCTGGGTTGCGAGCAAGTGCCACATTTCTGGCATCTTCATAGTCAACTGCAACCACAATTTCATCGAAAACTGTGCCTGCCTTGAACAGAGTAACTTTGCACTTCATGATAATTCAGCGACGAACAACGGAGATTGCAGGTTCACCCTGCTGGAACACAGTGTCAACAACCGCCTGAACACTTCTGGCGGTGCCTACACCCACTCTATCATAAACAGGCACACAAACCAACCCAAAGGTTTTCTGAGCGCCACCTAGGCGAATTACACGCCCGATAGATTGGGAGATACCAATGTAGTCCATGTTTCGCATAAACAACACAGCATCCAAACCCTTGACATTGATACCCTCAGAGAGAATAGAGTGGTGCATAACAACAAACCGCTCATCACTTTCACCCCAAGCGTTCAGAGTTTTGAAGAACTCTTCACGGGTAACTTTCTGTCCATTGATGATTGCACCAGTCTTAGATGTAATCAGCATCCAGTTGTAACCTCGGGATTGAAGTTCAACACAGAAGTCACTGTCAGAAACCAAGCGCATAATTTGCTTGGTAGAACGTGCAGCAATCAGAATTTTGCCAGGTTCATTGTCATCAATAGTTTCAAGCAGGTTCTGACAATCAGATTGCTGATACTCACCACGGGGCAGTTCCTTCACAACAACTTTGGGAGGAAGAATATAACCTTCTTCAACCAAATGTGGAGCACGAACTGTGCAGATAACCTGCCCATAAACGGCAGGATCATTCATCCCAGGTTTGAAGATGGTAAGAGAGTGTTTAGGAGTAGCAGTGAAAAAATAGCAGCGGTCAGCGTCAGCAGAAAAATGTTCAGTGGCAGGGAAGAAATTACGCTGGACAGAATTGTGCGCTTCATCAAAATAAATCGTGTCGATGTGAATACCACTCTCCTGAACACGATGCAGGGAGTGATAGGTAGTGAAGATCAGTTGATTGCGATATGCTTGACGATGCCAGTTGGCAATCAGTGCAGGTTTTGTACTGCTGAAGTGCTCAGTTTCACCACTGTGAACGTGATAAACAGCAGCGTTGTCAATAACCTCCAGAAACTCCTTACAGAGTTGTTCTGCAAGCAGAATACGAGGAGCAACAACAACAATGGTGGTAGAACCAACCTGATCAAACTGTTGCTTAGCATCGTTGATCATACACAGAGTCTTACCACCACCCGTGGGGATGATGACTTGACCCTTGTCGTGCTGTTGCATCGCTTCCAGTGCTTCCTGCTGGTGGGGGCGAAGGGTGATCAAGTGGTGTCCTGTTCAGTATGGATATATTATAGCAGAAAACCGTCCACCAGGAAACCCGGTGGACGGTTCGGAGATTGGACCCATCAGATCAGGCAGTATTTTCCACGACCATCTACAAAGGAAAGAAAACCTTTTTTCTTTAGAAGTTGCAATTCACAAAGAATTGCTCCTCGGAAACTTTCTTCATCCTTAAAATCTGAAACGGTTGATTTCCAACGAAAAGGTCGGATTGCATCATATGCTTGTTTAGCAGTGAAGATCCTCAATTTTGGAAAATTATCTTGAAGGATCCTCAAAGTCATCTCATACTTTGTTTCAGAATCTTTTTCATTCACTGGTTGTTCAACTTCATCTCGCAGATCTTGGACATCAAGTTTCATCTCAAGATCCATTTGCATTTGCATCAAGATACCGACCAAGGTAGGGTTCTTCATTGCATACCCAGGGCAGAATCGAGAATCAATGCTTTCTTTAGCAAATGCAAGTGCTTGATCCACTTGCCATTCTGAAAAATTTTTGTTAGTAAGTTTGTGAGCGGTTGCCATTTAGTATTGTGTTGAAGGCAATGTCATTATAGGGTAAGAAGATGAGTAGGTCAATCCCCCTGTGCCACTAGAAGAACTGCTCTACTCCCACAGGTTCTCCAAAGGAATAGTCATACTCTAGAGCATCGGCACAGACATAATGTCGATGTGTTACAGGTACTCCCAACCGCTCACACAGTTCCGTATGATTGTCCTGCATCATTTCCACAGCATACAACATATTCTCTAGAATATGTTCTTCGCTATGGTATTGTGCCAGACGACTTTTCAATCCAACAAGAAAGTTACCGCAACCAGCAGAGTTGTCGATGAACGTGCTGTTAGGATCTTTCAGCAGTTCAATGTCAATCTCATCAATCATCTGCTCAACAAGTTCCATCGGAGTGAAAACTTCTTGAGTTTCTTTGATACGTTCATCTGAACGATCAATCGAAGATCCTACCTTTTGATTGTGCTTGTTCTTTGCCATACTTTTCTTCAAGACATTTTGTGTAGGTAGTAATCAAATCATTCTTACCGAAATGATACCTGCCATTGCATTGTGTTGCAGCAGCACGAAACTTATCTGCAAATTCTACCATATCTTCTACAACTTTCATATCTCGACAACGCAAGAAATGATGTCCCTTTGCATAGTGGACAAAGTTTTCTGTTTTTACTCTACCACTAGGTCCACATCCATATTCACCAACAAAAACATTTGCTTCTGCTCTGTTCTCGTAGGGTAGAAACTCAAAGTCTGGATGTTCACTCATCATAGGTATCTCACCCACACCTATTTCAAATCTCGATGAGTTTTTTACTTCCCAGTGTTGCTTTACAGCATTGATACCACCTGGGAAAGTTGTCGAATCTAGATCTTCATCAACAACACAATGTAGATGTCCTACGATCTTATTGAGTGATGATGGTTTGCGTACAGATGTTGGCAACACAAAACGAATATCATCAGTAACTTCTGATGTCTTATTCAAGAATCTAATCGCAAGATTGCCACCAACACCGTAAGGTGGATTACCAATAGCAAGAGTAAATTTTTTCATCAACAATCAGTAGGATTGATTCTTCCATTAGGATCAGTATATTTTATTGCAAGTGTAAATCTATACCGATTTCTGAAAGAAGTTGCCCTGTGTGGAATATCTGCACTAAAGTATAGCAGACGATTGGGAATAGGTGCAACACCTACAAAATTACCATCAATGTAAAACTCTGTTGCTCCACCATCATCGAGTTCCCAAGTATCATTTGCATAATACAAACAGGTTATATCTGTGTGAACACCACTATCAGTGTGGAAGAATGGATTCTCTGATGGAGCAAATGAATTGATATACATTCGATCTATAACTAAACCTTTAGCAAAAGGTTCAGTTTTTTCTTTGAAGAATTTGTAGATGTCTTCGTGTTCTTCAATTTCAGCAACCATACCTGTTGGTGGTAACTCAGGACGGTCATATTCACCATAACCGTACTTTGAACCTAGACAATAATATAAAACAGATTCGTGCTCCTCTTCTGTTAGAAAATTATCCTCAACATTTACAATGTTATCCATCCCACTCCTTTTCTCCATATTGCAATACTCTTAAGTTAAAAGAAAATGTAACTCTAGGATAGTCAGTTTTAACACAAGGCAAGACTCTGTGTTGCAGATATGTAGGAAACATCAAAAATGTTCCTTCTTCAACATCAGGAATGTAGTATTCACCGACCCATTCTTTTTCCATCGCAACACTTAGTTGACGAATTTGTGTGATAGGATCTTTGAACTCTGGT